TACCCGCTTGTCGAGATCGAGCGCCATGGGGCGCTTCACGCTGCCGCGACAGTATTCGACGGCCCGAGCGTAAACACCGAAGTCGGGTTGTTGGGCGCGTGAGGCCTGCAGGTCCCAGCCAATAACAAACAATGCGCAGAACGCCGCAACATTTAAGACGCGGAAGATGAAGGAACGAAAACTGGCTGAGACTTCGCTCGCCCCCTCGTCGCCTTGCGTTCCGCGGAAAAATGTGCGGTCTGGGCGAACGCTAGGAATCCAGGTTTTGCCAAGCGGCATTTTCGATGCCTTATCGCGTTGCGGGGCCGCAAGGTTATCATTGCACGTCATCAGGAGGTTCGTATTCCGGCGGTTCGTTCGCGGTGGAATCACCTGCCCGCTTCGGGCGGAATTGATTGTAGCGGGCGAGCACATTCTCTCGGATCAGCCCGGGCGGCGCTCGATCGACAAAGTCACGCTCGCGCCCGACATCAGGAATGCCCTTCATCATTTGAAGCGACATGATTTCCTCGAGCACGTCCGACAACTGCTCGCCACGTCCCAGTAGCAGAAGGATCCGCGCCTTCACGCCAAGGTCTTCTCTTCGGAACCGCAAGGTACGATAAGCTCGCTCCAGAGCCAAATCGATACATTTCAAGGCTTCTTCTGGATTTTCGATGAAATATAGATACCGTGTTGCTTTGCTGATCGAAGGACGAACGTCGTCCGGATAGCGTTCGATCATCTCGTCCAGAACTTGCAAAGCTTCGCTGTATCGTCCGGCCTCCGACCAAAGACTTGCAAGCTGCCCCGCCAAAATATGGTGATCTTCGCTATTCGCCGTCCGCATCCGCGTTGATACGATGTCGATAGCGTCCTCAAGGGGAAGGTCTGACCGCAACTGATCGACCCACCGCGCGAGCTTCATGTAGGAGTCGACGGACCTGATCACAGCTTCCCACGCCACAGAATGCCATCGTGGCACGCCCTACGTCCAAATGTTATCCGACGCGCGCTTACCATCCGAACGGATAGAACAAAACAGGAACACTGTCAATACGTGCGATACGGTTTCCACTCAACGATAAGGCCTCGTTTTCTTTTGGTTGTGCTTGAGCGGACCTCCCCCGCAACGTTCGCTCAAACGAGTTTGTATACAATCTTCCACAGTCCTAGGACGCTTGGTCCCGTATACTCCTGAGCTATACGGGCCTTTCCAGTTGTTCCAACGGGCCTGCGCGCATTCTTCGTCAGCAACTCGGCGTTCCTCGTCACAGCCATCTTTGTTTCCTCCATCTCCTCCACCGCCTCCCGTGCCGGAGGTATCTCGCGCGTACAGTTGCAGGATTTTCCAAGGGTCTCTCCAATCCGGAAAGCGGGGCACAGGAATAGGGGGTACTGTCATTGGTGGTAGAGGCCGCGCTAGTCTTCCTCCTCCCGGAAATCCCCACCAGACTGGCAGCGACTGAGGAGCACTCCGCAGGGGCCCTGGTTCTACGCCGCCCGCGAACAATCCGCTCCTCGGCTGAGGTGCCGCTTTCATTACGCTCTGGAGCCCAGCGCCGGCTGGCGCAGCCATCTCGTTTGAGAAACCCCAAACGTTTTGGGATCCGGCGGAAAGCGCGCGGTTCGGCGAAAAAAGTCCCTCCACCGGAGGCTTTGCGTTGCCGATCAGGCTATCGACACCCTGCCCGCCGATCCGTGATAGCGACAGCGACCCCAGACCATTCGGCAGCCCGTCGCTGGTCTGACGCGCGAGAATTCCCCCCATCCGGGCCGGTGTCGCAGGAGCAAACAATGCCGCGCCCTTAAAGGCGCCAATCGGGCCAAGTTCGCGTCCCTGATTTTGCCTGAAGGCTTCCTCCTCGGTCGACGGCACTCTGGTCGCGTCGATCGAGCCTTGTACTGCTTGCTCGATTCCGTTCAGGGCTTCTTTCAACATCGAAACCAGCCCACGAGGATGGGGATGATCCCAATAGGCCTGGAGGTGATTGGAGAGCGAGTGATCTGGCTGCGTGGCCTGATCGCCCGGCCGGGGCGCACGCAGCAAGTCCGGCAGCGTGCTGTCTCCAAAAGTAGGATAAGGCGGCCCTGACTGATCTTCGGGTGGATTGAAAGGACCGATCGCGCCCTGTGGCCGAATAGCAATTGGAGCCCGCGAAAGTTGCCTGAAGTTTGGGTTGTACGGCGCGGATTGCGTCTGTCCGCTGTTCACGGATGTTGACTGACCCGGGCTCTGTTCCGCTTGCAACGCAAGTAGCCTGCCGAGCAGGCCTCCCTCACCGCCCGAGGTTTCGGAATCAGACGGGGAGTAAGCGTCGAGCGGACGAACGGTGATTCGAGTCGATGGAGCTTGCCCATAGCCTGGCATCAGAGAAACGGCCGGCGTCTGGTTTCCCGGGTTTCGAAAATTCAAGTCAGTACGCGGCTCAACCTGGCTCTGCTGCATCATTGCTCGCAGCATACCCAGCAAGCCATTCGCGCCCTCCGCGCCGTAGGTGTCAAATTCGTACGCGTCCCGAGAATTAATGCGGCCCATCAGCCCCACTCCTTGTCCATCATGATATGGTTTTCTTCAAATTCGCCGAGTACACGCAGCCGGCCCTTGCGCCATAGATGCGCACGCACGTGCAGTCGTTTGGCGTGGGCTTCGATCTGCTCGATCAATGAAAGCAACGCTTCAGATCGGCGCGGACGCCGGATCCGGATCGGAATGACCCGTTGCGGATGGGAAAAGGTCGGCGGGCTGGCCGCCGGGAAAGAAGCCGGACCGGCTACTATGGAGTGGTCGACGCTTCCTGCGGCGTAGCCGCGCAGATTTGGGCTACGCGGGTCGCAACTGCGCGCCCAAGCAGCGCGTTTCCTGCGCTACATCACCCCAAGTCCTTGTCCATGATGATGTGCTTTTCCTCGTAGCCGAGGAGCACATGCAGCCAGCCCTTGCGGCCGTAGATGCGGACGCGCTTGCAGCCCTCGCGCCTGGCGTAAGTCTCGATCTGATCGATGAGCGGAAGCCAGCGCTTCATGTCGGAGCCGCCGCATGCCGTGATGATGCAGACTTTTCCGATTTCGGAATTGATCAGGATCGTCGCCGCGGCGGATTCGACCGTTCGCCCGTTCCATGCCATCCACAACAGACTGCGGCCGGCGAGAATGTCGGCTTCGATATCGGCAAAAGCGTTCAGCTTGGTGCGGTAGCAGGCCGCCTTCAGCAAAGGGCTGACATGCGGCCAAATCTCGTGAACCCATCCGGGATCGACGCAAACAAGCTCAACCGGCGATGGCATAGAGAAATGTTCGCCCTGTCGTGGCAGAGTTGGCATGCGTGATGGTGAACGAGCCGTTGTTGACGGCCGAGACATACATGGTGCCGTTGCCGGCTTCGGTTGCGGCGTTCGCAGTTGTCGGCGTGAACAGCAGCGTCGATCCGACGGCGCAGTTCTTGTCCGTCACAACCGTTGTCGCGCCACCTGTCGCAAGCGTCACCGTTCCGACCGCGTTCGACCTGCCCGCCGCGAGCTGCTGAATCGCGAGGACGATTTTCTTCAGGTCGGTCTCGGCAATTCCGGGAACGTAGGCCGTCATAGCGTACCGCTGGTCGTGAGATCAGGAATGACGCCCGCGCAAAATGTCCATGAGGTTGCCGCGGGAATCCGCACCTTGAAGCGCGAATACCGGGTGTCCCGCCTGATGTCGCAACGGCCGGTCCTTGCATTGACCAGAATCTCCGCTCCCGCTGTAGCGGTTGCGGACGGCGTATCGCGATACGATACAGAACCGTACAGTGTAGCCGCGTCGGTAACAGGCCGAAAACCCCGGATGCTGATGCGGTTTTCATCCGTGCCCTGCTCGGCGCTTTCGATCGTTGCTTCCAGATTGGTTCCGCGGAAGAAGCCAAGCACATGCGCGCCGGAGAATTGCGCGATTTCCGGCTGCACCGCAGTGGCATAGGCATCGAGGCTCAGCGTCAGCGCATCGAGAGAAGACGAAATGCTGTCGAGATTTTCCAGCGTAAATCCGGTCTGCGAAATGCCCAGCAGATATTCGCCGGTCGATAGCACTGGGAAAAACCGATCGAGCAGAAAGTCGTAGCCAAGCAATTTGTCGTAAGTCCCTACGCTGCCGGAGACGGATTTGTAAGCCCAGTGAACCCGCGTGCTTCGGGGATCCGCGGCGCCCATGAACAGTTGCAGATTGCCCTTGTCGAGATCAGTGAGGAATGTGCGGTCGACCTTTTCCCGCCCGATCTGCTCGGGCACCCCACCCGGCTCGATCTTGTGAAAGCCCTGGCCGGCGTAGAAAAAGATTCGCTCGCCCGCGCGGATGATTGAATAAGGCGCGTACAGTCCCTTGTCCTGCGTGATGCGATCGATCTGAAAGATGATCGGCGATCCCGGCACATAGGACATGCGCCGAATCGCCTGATCCTGGAAGATGATCCCTGCTTCGCCGCCGGCGACGCCGCGGACAATGCCTCCATCGGGGAAATCCTGGAAGTCGGATGAATTGATACCGCTTGTCCAGCTCGTGGAAGCATTGAAGCTGTTCAGCCCTGACCACTGAATTCGGTAAGGGGTAGAGAGCAATCCGGATAAAACAAGAAACCGCCCAACGACGCTAATATACGCTGCCTGCGGCGGTGAACCCAAGGCATCGGAAAATGCCGTCGCAGACGAAAGATCGAACACCTGCAACACGGCATTGGCTTGTGCCGCAAACACGAAGTTGCCTGTTTGTGCGAACTGCCATTGCGCGGTCGACGACAGCGCTGAATAGGTCGAAGCGCCCTTTGAAACGTCGGTCCAGGTGAAATTCGTATTGTTAAGTCTGTAGAGTTTGGTGCTGGTGCCCGCGAACGTAACAACCGTGCCGTCGAATTTCAGCGCATAGAACGCGCCCCTGCATGCTGCTGGAAGTGCGCTCGCATAGGCTGAGAACGACGGAAACGGCCCGTAGCCATCCCCGCGCGGAATTACGTTCAGAATGTTCGGGGTAGCTTGTCCTTCATAATCGGAAACATCCGGGCGATAATCACCAGTAGCGAGAAGCGGCATTATTCAGTCATCCAGGGATCGGGTTGAATGTTGGCTGGTGTCCATGTTTCGGCCGACTTTGGCTTTGAGGTCCATGTTTCGGATGGCATCGTTTTCGGCGTCCACGCTTCGCTTTGCTTTGCGCTGGAAGTCCAGTCTTCGGCGTCGAACGGACGCGGAAACCAGTTGACGAAATCTCGAGTAAAATTCGCGTCGTAGCCAATCAGGGTGAAGGAAACGACAGCAGACTGTATTGAAGCCCCGAGCGGCGCAGCATTGCCGGTGATGACGTAAGTGGCCGCGGACGACAAAAACTTCGTGGCAAAGATCGCCGCGTTGCCGGCGACCGAATAGCTGGCCGGACCAACCGAAAGCCGAACCGGGAAGGTCGCGGCGTTGGCCGTGACCGAAATGCCGGCAGGTGAAGCGACGAGCCTGTTGCTGAACGCCGCCGCGTTGCCAGTGACGGTGAAAGCACCCGCATTGGGGATTTGCGCTATCTTAAAAAGCGCCGTCTGTCCTGCGACCGCATAAGAACCTGTCGCCGCCAGCAGAACAGTATTGGTCAGCCTGATAGTGGGCAGTTGCCCGAGCGCGAGACGCCCGGGCGCATCAAAGCCGAGAAGCGACATGGCTTATCAGCCGATCGTTATGTTCAGCGTGGTTGCAATCTCGTCCATGCGGGGCTGGCCTGGAACCTGGGCCGTTCAGCGCCCATTGGGAGCCGGGCCGCAGCGAGTTCAGTGCGGAAACAATCGAATCGGTCATCCCATTATTTCCTCAAGAACAATTGTGGCGATCGATCCAGTGAGCGCGTAAGTAATGCTCACGTTTGGTGCAGGCGAAGCCCAGATATAAACGGCATAGGTCAGGGACGACGTCGAACTGGGAAGATCAACGCCAAGAAGCGAGCACCCTGAAATAATGTTGGCAACCGTGCCGCCAGAGTTATAGGACTGCACCTTCGAATTGAGCGGGCTCGCCCCGCGATACATTTGAGCGAACGCCTGACAGCCAATCGTCGACTGAATCTGAAACGAGGCGGCAGCGCTGAATTTAACGAGGTTGGCCGCACAGCTTGGAGTGATGTTGGCCGTGCTGGTGGTGACAACAGGAGTCGTGCTGGTCGTCGTGGTCGGGGTGGTCGTGAACCCGGATACGGTTTGAACGATATCGCCCGGCTTCTTGACGCCAGGGCCGAACAACTGAACTGTGTCGGGAGCAACCCACGTTCCTGCGGTCGCAAGCGAATTCCATTCGCAGAACCCGAGGAAACGCCACGGCGCTGCCGTGCCGATCGCCGATGTCGAATACCACGCCTTCGATGAGTTCGCTGGAACCGCAGTCGTATATTTTACATTCTCCTGCGGACAAAAAACTCCGGAGCTATCCGAGCAGTTCATCGCTGCGAGCTGGACGGTACCGGCGTTATTGAACGCCGCGATCCAGACTCGCGTGCCGTTGCCGCTGGTCGCGCCCAGTGTCTTAGTCGAGCCGAGAACGACGGAGAGCGCCGCCGTCACGGCAATTCGGGTGACGTCTCCCGTTGCGAGTGTGTTGTTGCGAAAATAGAAATAGACTGGATCGGTCGCGCTCGGGTCGTTTCCTGCGACCGTTTTGACCGCAACCGTCAGCGCGCCAGCGGCGGCCGAGGGAACCAGTTTCCCGTTGGTCATGCCGCAGGCAAGGCCAGTCTCATCGCCGGCCAGCAAGTCTTCTTTCAGCGCGACGACGGCAACCTGCGGCACCGTCGAGAAGCTGATCTTGGCCGTGGTGCCCGCCGAATTGAACAGCACGGTCGTTCGCGTCAGGACGCCGCTCCCGGTATTGTAGGCGCCTTCGCCTATCTCCCATTGCGAAAGGTCGGTGCTCTCGGCGCGATACTTATAGAGCCTGCCGTTGACCATGCCGGCGGCGGCCGGATTTTGATAGCCGGGAACCGGCGACGAATAGGTCCAGTCCGTCGTTCCACCGAGCGTCGGGTTGAACCGGCAGGCATTGAGAAAAGCGGCCATCTTACGTAATCGCCAGAATGCCGTTGGCCTGGTCGATGTCGACCGTGAACGTATTACCACTGGTCAGCGTCAGCGCCGCGCCATAGTCCCACCAGCCGATCAGGGGCTTTGTCGCTGACGTGAAATTGTAAAGCACCGCATATTGAAACGGTCCGACCGAACCGCCCGCGGCGGTCCATACCGGATCGGTGCCACCGATGAATTTGAACGTTCCGGATGTTTGCGAGCCCGTGATGGTGCCGATGCTGGCTCCGCCCGCAGTATAACCATTGGCGGTCGAAAGATCGGCCGGCGTATTGTAAATCGTGTTAGTCGCTACCGGCGCGGTATTGGTCAGATAAACCTTGTAGACTTGTGCCGTGCCGGTTTTCATGTCATGCAGCGCGTTCGCCACGTCCTGCACGAAGCAATTGAATTTGTTGAACGATGCCATTTGCTTTAATCCCTAGATAACCTGGCCGGAGACGCGAACCGTCATCGGCCCGGCGTTGAACGTTGACGTCAGTCCGAGATTGTTCAAATCGTTCAGCGCTGCGGTGAAGCCGAGCCCCCAGGTCTGGATCCGGCCGTCTTCCTTGATGTAAGGTGCGGATTCCAGCAGCGCGCCGTAGAGATACAGATCGGGCGCCAGCCTCAGCAACCAATTGTTGGTGTTCGGTGCCAATGCCGGAATGTTCTGCCGGTACACCATCTCGATGGTGTAAGCGGCGTCAGGCGTCGGAGCCAATTCGATCTCGTCGCCAAACACGGTGAAGTAACGCGGCTGACCCGCGACGTCGGACGTACCAAAGCGATACTCGTCCATCTGGGTGCCCGACTTGAATTCAAGACCAGGTTTTCCCGTCACGCTCGACAGGCGAACCCTGCGCATCGACTGGAAATCGGCCGGCAGCGAAACAAATTCCGGCTCGCTCGACGCGGTATTGACCACTGCGATTGAGCGCTGCTCCATCTGGCGCACGAACAATTGCCGGTTGAGCCTTGCTTCAGCGATCTGGATGAAGGTCGGAATCCGCGCGATCAGCGTCGTGTCCTGGTCCCTTGCGAGATACTCGGTCACGGCCGCTTGCAGCGATGTGTAGTCAGTGATTTGCGTCACAACAGCCCCGCTGACCAGCCGATTTGCAGTTTCGGCCTATCGGTTCTCAAATAGGCCCATTCGGGATCCTTAAGTTTCTTCTGCACGATCAAATCGAACTCGGGCGTAAAGATGCGCAAGGAAACGTTGCCCCTGGCGTGCTCCTCGTCCAACCATTTGACATAGATGACGTTGGGGATGCGCGCGACGTGGCGTCCCCAATCGCCGTGCTGTTCGTCGCGTCGCGCCTCAGTGTTCCACTCCAGGATCGGCTCTACGTCCTGGACGTGCTCGATGGCGAGGTCCTTGCCGTTGCTGTCGAGATGCGGCCGCATCAGAACGCCGTTCATCACGATGTTTCCGTGACCCACAACGTTCCCGCCGTCGCCGTGACGAGCCCGTTGGTGGCAGCTTTGATGGCGGAGATGCGCTGGCCCGGACTGACGATGACATAGTCGATCACGTTGGCCGGGAGCAACGTATCGGCGGTGGTCGCCGTTTGTGCGCCGTCACCGATCCTGTAGCAACAGGCTGAATTGGCCACGAGGCGAAGCTGAAAGGTCTCGGAACCGAAGGCGTTTGCTATCGCCGCGCTGGCGTCATAGGCGATGGTCTGCGTGGCCCCAATGCGGGAGGCGGGATTCTTGGGAAAGAACGACATCTTATGCAGCCCTCACAGCAACAGAAAAGTGCATCGGGATCGAGGCGCCTGACGCGCCCGATGGCGTCAGCACCATCACGTCGTCTTCGTTCAGGTAGGCTGGCGAGGCCGGCGTTGCCGAAAACAGCTGGCCGGCGGCCGAGCCGGATTGCGTCACGGTGAAGCTAGCGAGCGTTGTGGCGTTGGCTGACACCGTGATGGTACCGTCTGCCGTGGTAATGGCGCCGCCGAGAATGCCGGTGGCTTTCAGGAGCCGGCAGCGGAAGGGCACGCGAATGTAGGCGGCCACAGGCGTGGCGCCGCAAGACGGCGTGTAGGCCGTGAGATCTGTCGTGTTGAGGGTACGATTGGCTGGAAGCGGCATCTTAAATCTCCAGAAAAAAGGGCGACCCGAAGGCCGCCCGGTAAGATGAAGTTGGTCCTGAAGGCTCAGGACGAGGTGTTGTCGAACACGCCGCCGCTCGCTTTCTCATTGCGAGCCATCAGCGCGTATTCAGCCAGGATCTGACACCGGTCGGAGTCGCCGGTCTTCGCCAGCGGGATCGAGATCATGTTGCGTCCGTTCAGATAGGCCACCGCCCACTTGTCCATTTCCAGCACCAATACATCGCGCGCGCGCTGGAAGCGGTTCGCCACCACCTTGAGCTTGCCGAAATCGGACTCGTAGGCATCGACCGAGGCCACGATCTTCTTCGACTTGGTCTCCTCGATAGCCGTAGACCGGCCGGTGAAGGTCGAGAACACCTGCTTGTTGAAGGCGCCGGTAAAGATGGTGCCGGGCTTGCCGCCATTGGTCCAGATCGACGACAAGACGGTTTTCAGCCGCGCTTCGGTAAACGCGATCTGGGTGCCGTCAACACGCGTGCCGGCGCCGTCCACAGGGGATGGATCGGCCGCACCGCCGGCCGTTCCCTTCGAAGTATTGGACGCGATCCAGGACAGAATCGACGCCGTCTGGCGGGGCGTTGTGGTGTTGCCGGCGACCTTGGCCTGATTGGTGCCGACCAGGATGGTTTCGATGTCGCGCTTCAGCTCAAGGCCCTTGAGCATTTCCTGATAGGCGAGCTCGTTGTCACGGCCGGCGTGATCGACGGCCTGCTGGGTGCCCGACACGCGCGCCACCTTGTAGGAAATCTGGCAGAGATTGCCGAGACGGACCGTGGGCGTGGTTGCAGTGGTGGTGGGATCGTCGCCTTCGAGCTGGGCGTTCGCCGAGGAAGCCGCGGCGAGCGCTTGGGTCTGCCATTCGTGATTCACTGCGGAGGCTTTTTCTTTCTCCGCGCCGCTCATGAACGGGGTATCGGTCGGATCGATGCGATAGATCATATCGCTGAGGTCTTCGCGGTTGCCAACCGCCTGATAGGTGGCAAAGGTGGAAGTCGGTAAGGCCATATCGGTTGTTCCTAAGGAGTGACCGGCGTTTCTGCGGCGTTAAGCTGCGTTGCGCGCAGCTGTTGAGCCAGCTTGAACGAGCCGGTGTATGCGCTCTCGATGCGAGGGCTCGGATGGGTTTTGACTTCGGCGTAGCCGCGTTTGTCGTTCCTGTTCGCGCGGATGCAGTCTCTTGCTACATCGCGCGAGGCAAGGCCAATCGCCGCTTGCGTCTCGTCCAAGACCTCGGGCGCCTGATGGCGCGGAAGCCTCGCTTCCGGTTCAGCTTCCGCGGTGTCTTCGCCGGGCGCCTGTTCACTAACAGGGTCGGCGTTGGCGTATCGCCAATTCGGTGTGCTGCGGTCGCTTTAAATCAGCGCGCTCGGCAGCGTGTTGGTTTTTGTCGTGTTGCGCACCAATGCGCGCCCGGTGACAGGCTCTGTGAAATGCGGCCGGCGTTCGATTTAAAAAAGCCCGCGACCGATTTCCCGGCGCGGGTTCGAAATTCTTGCGATGCTGAACATATGCAGGTGATTTGCCCGACGTGTCAAATCTTTTGGCGGCGGGTCAGATGCCGGCGGCACCATTGAGGCTGAGGCGGATCGGCGTCCAGCGCCGGCCTTGAACGAACAAATGCCGCTAATCAGGATTGGTATCAAATTCAGCGCTACCAAGCCCCTCAGCGCGAGAGCGCAGCCTCGGCCATTCGTCGAGGGACTTAAACGCTACCCTCAAACAATCCCGAATCTTTTCCGGCGCTCGGCCACTTGCGCCAGTTCCTTCAGTTCAGCCTGCGCCAGTTTGCCGTTGGCGACGATGGCGGTGAGATGATCGCGGACCTTGCCGACGATATTGATCGCGAGAAACAGTTTCTCGCGGGCCCCGA